TCTGATGCTTTCCCTTTATCCATGAATGGATATAGCCCCAAACTTGAAAGTAGTTCTCCCACAACTGATGCTAAATCCTCTTTAGACATCTGCTGAATAGTTCCGTCTTTCATTACTGCAAGGAAAGTTTTTACATTCGCTAAAGTGCCGCTGTTGACAGTAGTTACTTCATTTAATTTTTTATCTTCCATAATTACATGTTTTAATCGTTTGTGCTTTGTTGTAATAATGCTTACTAAACAGCATCTTCATTATCCGGAAGAACCGGTCTGTAATAAATTACTTTTTCAGATTCATCAGGAGAAAGTGAAAGAAGCATAGGATTCTGGTCTGGCATAGTATCCTCTGATAAAGTATGTGGAGTCACTACTTCAAGAAGCACATCATCAAAATTAAACTTAAAACCAGAAGGAGCTTCTGTGCCGATTACCTCATTAAAACTTGGATATAAACGCTTTAGTTCCAATGCCTGATTGTTTGTAAGGCTAATGTTATTAATATCTGATGATACTTTTCCCAATAAAGATACGAGCTTGTTAAGAAAATTATAATCCAGATTATCCGGATAGAACAGATTTCCTTCTTCAATCATAGAATCTTTTTCTGATTCTGGTATTTCTTTCCACAATGCCGCTTCTTCCATGGATGAAACAATCATTGAGTTTTCAAAACGTCTTTCACTAATTGGAACTTCCTCACTCTGAGTAAGAAGGCATCCGTTACTTGCTTGTAGTATCATTTTTTCTTGCTTTTTCAATCATGTTGTCAATAGCATCAATAAAACGTGGGTTCCCGAACCTGGAATATTCCTTAATCAGTTCCACTTCTTTCTCATCATATTCTTCTTCACCATCTGAATTGTATATCTTACGACACAATTCAAGCGAAGCAACTCCCCTGCCCGATGCGTAAATAGCATCGGCAAACATTTCTCTTACATCTTCCACTGCTTCCGTGGCGCGTGAAAGACCGTTGAAAACGTGTAATTCCTTAAAATTCAGTTTCATTATTATCCTATTTTATAACAAATTCCATTTTTAAAATAAAGGGTTTTTGAATACCCGTTTGGGGGCACATATTCTGCGGTACCTGTAAATCCAGTAACTGAATTACCTCCTTCTGTCATTGATATTTGAGTAGGATTTATAATCATACTAGAATCTCCCATCTTTAATCTTATATCTCCGTTTGTTATCTGAGTGCTCTTGTCACCGCTGTTCATTCTTATGTCAAACGGGTATAGGTAAAGCGTTTCCCCTTCAATATTTTTCAATGATATTGCAGCTGATTCATATCCTGAATTGTCGTAGAAAAACCAGCTAGAAAGCACATTTCCTGTACTTGAAACTAAAGCCATTTGTCTTGAATCAGGGTCTAATATAATTCTGTTTCCATCTGAATTAGTAACAACACCTCCAGTGAAAGTACCTGTAGCAGATTTCAACTCACCGGAAAAAGATCCGCTCGTAGCTACGACTTCACCTTGTATGTGTGCTTTTGTAGCATACATCTCACCAGATTCCGTCACACGGAAGGGAGCAGAAGCACGATTCTCGTAAGTGCTGCCGGCAAAAATACGCACAAGGCTACCTGAATTGCTTCCTGTCATACCTGCAGTAACCGTACCGTCGTTTTTCTGTATAAGCAAGTCATTCCCCTGAAACAACTGTATCTTTGCATTCTTTGCTATAATCAGTGATGTAAAAATAGAACCTACATTCGCTCCAAACTTTTTCCAATATTGCGTATTAGCGTATGTAATACTGCTGCTCGATACATGCGTTTTCAAACACTGGTATGCATCCCATCCGGTTTCCATGGCGTTATTACGAACAAGAGCTACGTCAATGTAACGCACAGGAAGGCTTCCGTCTTTCACATCGCTGTCATTACGGTATTCCGTGTTCAATGCCCATTCAGAATCACGTATTGCGCATCCTTGAAGCCCGTCTACTCCCTTTTCACCGAGCTGTGCACACACGACAGGTGTAGAAAACAGACCCCATACTCCATCGGAAGATTTCCTTCGTTTTGATACCCATTCGTAAGGATAAGAAGAAGATATTCCTGACTGTGTACGTGTCCACCCTGAAGGAACATATTCGTCCCGTTGTGGAGAGGTGGGAGTCGACGGAATAGAATAAGTTGTAGTGCGTGTGTATATCTCTTCATTATAAGCGGCATTGGTTCCATCTTCTCCTTTACTGGCGATCATATCATACTCTGAAGTGTTTTCTTCGCCAGTCATTACATACCCTCCATCAGAGAATATGAATCTATTCCCTTGATTATCTGTCCAACACCATAACGGAGGATTAGTGGTAGCTACTTTTGCCGCAAAAGTGCTTCCATTCATTGTTACTGAACCCATTTTGGGAACTACCAATTTTGAGTTCCACCTTCCAATATAAGTTAACCCAGCTCCATCTTCACCCTTATCTACTTGTAGAAGCCAATCAGCATTTTCCTTGGAAGGTTCTGTTTCTGTTCCGTCTTCTGCTACGCATAGCCACAATATACCATCATGGCTTACACGGTCATAAAATTCATATTTTGTGCCACTTTCCCATTGACCTCTGTCATTTGCCACAAGAACCGGCGTTCCATCTGGTCTTACTTGATTTATTGTACCAGTAAAATACACAGAATTAAGATACATGGAGTAACCAGACATGTTCAGCCCGAATATGTTCAAATTCGTCAAATCACCATACTGCATGGCAATATTACCAACCGTAAATTCCCAGTCATTCTGTTTCCAGAGAAGTCGGGTATATGTTCGTGTTTCGTATGCGGAGCTTTGTCTTGCTTCATCAGTAAAGTTCCCGTAACATGAAAAGTTCATCTGCGGCTGTGGATGAATAGTATATCCAGGACGAAGCGCATAACGGAATGTCTCATTATTATCTCCCGACACCTCCGTCACGCGAAAATAGGTGGTTGCAAATCCGGAAAATTTGAAGTTACCTTTGCTGTCGTCTGAATCCTCGGTAGCATCCCTTTCATCGCCAAAATGGAAGATACCAAGTGCAGTGTCATCCTTAGATACCGCACCAAACTCTCCTTCTTCCAGCTTTAGCGTACAAGTTCCAGTTGTAAGCTGATTACCTTCCGAATCCGTATCAGGTGTGCATGACAGAATAATTCCGGCACCAGGTACACGCCATTTAATCCCCAGGAAAATCTCTACACGGTTGTACCGGAGTTCAGGAACCTCCAGAAATTCCCACAGGCGAAGTCCGCGCATTTCTCCGTATCCTTTTTTATCTATCTTTGCGCCAAATCCGGTCAATCCTTCAGCGAAGCCATCCTTACCGAACACCGCACCTTCACGGAATAATTGCGTCTGCAAGAATGTAAGCACTCCTATAACGGTGTCATTAAACTTTTTTGAGACAAACTCCGCACGTGAACGTAGTGAAGAAAATACATTATAATCCGATGGCGTCTTTGTATCTGATGTCTTTAATACATCAATCTGTTTTTCCTCCGATTGTCTGGCTACCTCATACCGTAGCGAGTTCAGCGAGTTATCTACAGAAGACTTCCACCCAGTCCCTACCTCATCCGAGCAGGTAATCGTAGCCTGGCACAAGTCATTCAACTTGCGCTGCACCTTGGTAATACGTGTATCCTTGTATCCGCCGGTGGTACCGAAATACTGTTCTGACAGCAGACGCACGTTCCATCCGATGCGGAGCGGTGTATTATTCTTTTCTATGTAGTTCCGGTCAGTAGTTCCGGTGTATTTGTTCGGGTCAAAGCTGTAAGTATTCAGAAAATCATCTACTGCCTGCTTGTATGCCTGTTCCGCTGCGGTGATGTATTCCTGCGGCATGGCGAAGTTCCATGGTATATACTTGTCACCTGGATTTGGTATAATCACACCTCCAGGAATCTGAGTCGTATCATCCGGATATATGTTTATAATTTCCCATTCCCGTGTGTCTTCATGCCATGCCGCCTGGAAAGAACCGTCAGTTCCACGTCCTGCCAGCTCGCCAGTCTGAAACTGTAACATATAGTCCAGATCCGGAATCTCATAGTCTTTCGGATTCCAGTTCATGCCGTTGTCCTTGAAGTAATATACGGTGTACTTCCGTCCTTCCTCACTGGTTTTCTCTTCCGTACGTACAGATGAAACAGTACCTACATACTGAGGATATATCTCAGCAAACGCAGCTTCTTCCGTTTCTTCCTTCACTCCGTACAAGTCTACGTTCTTGTCCACATATATTTCCCGGCTTGGAAGTTGCAGACGGGAATACCCGTACTTTGTCGCATCAATATTGCGTGTGCTGCCCAACGGGAACAGACGGGTAAAGAATTTCACTTCCCCGTTATCTTCCTGTGCCAGATTGGTAAGCCCTTGAAGGTAGCCAAGCTCCACCACTTCGCCACGTTCAGCCTTGCAAAGATTAATCACATAACCGTCTGCCCACATTTCCGTATCAAATGTGGCGGCGATGCCGTTGCTGCCGAAAGCCGCATCCCAGCACTTCACATTACGGTAATCAATCACCTTGTTTTCGGCGGTAATAACCGTTCCGATGCTCCACAGATTTCCACCGGCACGGCGGTTCATATTGTCTATCCACAACTGCAGGTGTTCGCGCGGACCACCGTCGTAACTGAATTCAGAAGTGGTTCCACCTTCCTGGAACAGCATCAGTGTGTCTTCCGCATCATGTATCGGCGCATAGAACTTCACGCTGTATTCATAAGTCTGTGTGTTCTTTTGTTTCGGACGATAGCGTGTCTTTACCTTGTAGCAAACTCCTTCCACCTCGATGTAGTCATCCACATCCAGCGGCACGTATTCGGTATGGGTGAAGGATGCGGATACGCTGCATTCTCCACCTATTTCTTCCGTAACACTGGAAGAAGAGTTCGGGCTGGCTGTCAGTCGGAGGTTGTTGGCTTTATCGTATATTTTCAGTTCCATTTAAACAGTGTTTAATCAATTACTAAATAGAGGGCTGCGGCTCCATGAATTTTACGGAAAACAGCACATAGAACCGGTCTCCTTCGTAACTTTCGTACCATTCCGGATCTGCCGGCATATCCTGGTAAATCATATTGTATGTTCGGTAATTCTTCACGGCGATTGCAAGCATACCCGACGTGATGAGCTTCATCATGCGCTGGTATTTGTCCAGCCGGTCGGATGCGGAGTTTCCACGAAGCCAGAACTGCAATGTACGTTCGATGCTGCTCAGCTTCACGTTCGGGTTCTGAGGAAGCTCTACCCCATTCCTTTCTCGGAAATCGACGGTAGTAATATCCTTCGCCTTGGGCATTCGAAGCAAAGCATCCATGTTCACATGTCCGCCTTCTTCCGTTTCGCCCAGGAAAGCACCGTATTCCGTCCATACGTCCGTTCCGTTAATTGTTAGGTATCCTGTCAGGTCCATATCATTTCAGTGTTATACCGTTCAATTTCATATCACTCAATATCTCGTGTATCTCCACCAGGTGTGCCGTGTGTCCGGCTATGGTGGCCAACGTCTGGCTATCCTGCTTCTGTGTGTTGCGGATTTCCTGCACGAACTTGTCCGTATTTGCCAGATGGGTCTGCATGTTCCGGCCTATTCCTTCAAATGTAGATATGCTGTCCTGGCTCATCGTGGTGAGCGCACCGCTGGATGGGCTCTGGCTGCTTCCGGAATCCGCAGATGAAGACCATCCGAAATCTTTCATTATCTGTTCCCTTTCTGCCAGCATATCGTCTACAATACTCTGATATTGATTGCGTAGCATTTCAGCTTCTTTTTCGTCAAGGCCTTTGTTTATCTCTGTTTTACCATGTGAAAAAAAACTTGCCTTAGAAGGATCATACACGATAGTTCCATCTGCCGCTTCTTTCGCCCATGAGTCATATAAGCTCTGAATTCTTTCTTTATACTTATCCGCAACCATTGAGGATAATATGGCGTTCTGAAGGTATTTTTCAAAATTGTTTGCAAAATCCTGACTGGTAGTATCAAAATCTAAAATCAGACTGTTAAAGCTGTCCTTAAATTCATCAAAGCTTACTCCGGTAAATGCCTCTTTCTCCTGTTCGGCAATTTCCTTCAACTGTTCGCTATACTTGTCTATGTTCTGAATGTAAGTCACAAACTCTGAGTTGACAGCTGTCAATACCGACACAAACTTTTCGTCCTGAAGAACTTTACCTATTACATCCGCATCCAAATTAATCACGTCACCAAATCCCTGTATATTTGCGCCAGTAAGCTGCGAAAGCCTTGCCCAATCCTGCGCACTCATTCCACGGTTTACCCGGTATCCAAGAGAGTGACTACCGATGCTTGCACCGCTTCCAGAAAGAGAATGCATCAACTGCCGCTGGCGTTCAATCTGCACGTCTACCAGTTTTTTAGCTTCTTCGGCTGCTTTCTGAGCTTCTACACCATAATCAATGTCGATATATTGCTGCTTCTTCGAAATAAGAGAATCCCATATATCAATCAGCCCTTCATACTTTGATTTCAGATTTTCATACCCGGAATAATCGGCACCTCCGAAACCAAACAGTCCGGCTATCGTATTGCCAACTCCAGTCAGAATCTTAATTGACCCTGTAATAGCACTAAATGGTTTTGTCAAATCAATGCTTTCCAGTCCGCTCATTACCTGACCAAGTCCGTTCAATGTATCGCTCACGGCTTCCGGAACTTTTACGCCAAAGTTTCCTAACATATCCACTATGTCGTTTCCGGCATTGACGATTGCCATTCCTTTCTGTCCGATGGAATGGGCCGCGTCCGTCAGACTCTTCTGGGCACTGTATCGTTTATCCTGGGCGGCACGAAGTCTTTCCTCCGCTTCGGCCTGAGTAATCAGCTTACGGGTAAGTTCACCGGTTTCTTCATCGTATTCCTCTACAATTACGCTTCCACCCATCTGTGCTTGTTGAAGAAGGTTCTGAGCAGAACGTACTTCCTCCATCGCAGACTTGTAATCTTCGTACCCCTTCTTCATCGTTTCGAACGGGGAACGGTCGGCCAGCTCGGAATCTATATTATTGAAAGCATCCATTACCTCCTTGAACGATTCGGGGCTGATGTCATCGCCTATTCCTTCCAGGTATTGTTTCAGCTTCTCTCGGAGACTTTCCAGCGTATCAGTAGACACACGCTCCAGGTCACCGAAAATCTTGTCCCAGTCCATCCCTTTCTTCATTTCCTCAAAGTCCAGGCTGGCCAGCTTGTCGTCACGTTCACGGGTTAATACGTCGGCCTCTCCTTCTGTTTCCGCGGCGGCAATCTTCCGGGCGTAATCCATTGCAATGGCCAGACGTTTCTCCTGATACGTTCCGTATTGTTTATTGTAGTCGATAAGGCTCTGCGTGGCCTTGTCGCGATATTCCTGTTCAATCTGATATATCTTTTCGTTATACACCTGTTCTGCCAGCATACGGTTGGTGTTTGCCGTATTCTTTACATCGTCGTACTGGCTCTGCGGGATGTTGTCGCCCTGCTTGCGTGCCTGATTCATTTTTTCAAGCATATCCCGTTCCTGCTTGTCAATGTCAGCCACAGACTCATCGTATTCCTGCTTGGCCATTGCCATACGCTTGGCAATACCTTCCTGCATAATCTGTATGCGGAGTTTTTCCGTAGTCTGCTGTGCTTTTACGCGGGCATCGGCAAGCTGGGAGGCGTAGTCGGTTTTCTCTTCTTTCTGCTTTTTGGAGCTACCAGAGAAATCAGTGGTGTAAGCCGATGTGTCTATCTGTTTGACTATACCCTCTACTGTTTTGTTGTTCTTTGCAATTTCTTCAGAAGATTTTCTGATATTCTCCATGCGACGTTCGTATTCCTCGATAATCTTTTCCGCGTTACTGTCACCTGAAAGAGTTCGGTTTGTCATGAAACTGCTTTGATTTACCGTCAACGCATTTTGCCTCATTCCTTCTCTTTGTTTCAGTGCAGCTTCGTATGCGGAACGCATCTGATTAACCCATTGCGAATCCGCATTAATACCACGTTGCAACTGAAAGTTTCTCTTTGAATAATCAGCTACAATATCTTCCGCTGCCTGTGCCTGACCTTTACGTATAATTGCCTTTGTCAGTTCATCGTATGCAGATGCGGCATTCCCCGCTAAAATGGCTTCATTGCTTAGTTTACCGAAATAATCCGGATACATTTTTTGAAGCTCATCTACAGCTTTATTCCTTTCTCTCATGGATTTTGATGTATCCTGACTGGCTGTATAAAGAATTCTAAGTTTTGCAGACTCTTCAGACGCAGCTTCTCCACCTTTTCTTCTGGAAGTGTTCAATGATTCCTGTAGCTGTTGAGTTTCTGATAGTTCTTTTTTGGCTTTGAATAAAGAGGAAACCCAGTTCGCAATATCTTTTCCAAACACTATACCCAATGAAATGGCCGCCACAAGTGCAGTCTGCCAAGAAAATACAGCACTTACAAGCTGTTTCCATACTGGTACACCTTTATTACCCAATAGTTCGTTCTGCTTTCTCACATCGGCAATGGCATCTGCCAGCATAGGAAGGTTGTTGGAGATAGCGAGGATAAACATCTGCGGACCCATGGCAAGCGAAGGAAGTTCTCTTGCTACCTGGCTGAACTGCATCTTCAGGTTGTTGGTTTTTCGCGTAACGGCTTCCGTGTCGATGTCGATAGAAGGTGTCTTGGCTGTTTCCTCTTTTGTTTTCTGCAAGTCTTTCAGACCGGCCTTCAATCCATTAATCTGGCCCGTCAAAGCCTGTACGTTGGCCGCTTCCTGCGTGTAGCTTTTTCCGGCCTGCTTGTTCGCTTCAAGCTGTTTAATCTGCTCGGCACGTACCAGTTTCAATGCGTCAATCAGTTTCAGAGTCTGATTTTCCACATCATCCACATTCTTGCCAACGCTCTGTAATCCGGCCTTGGTCAAGTCTTTCATGAAGATTTCAAGTTCAACGGGTACTGCCATGATTCCAATTTATAATGATGAATAATCAGTCCTTTACCGCATAATTTGTAAAGAACTCCATCGGGTTCATTCCCTTTGTCTGATTGGTGTTTTCTGTTGTTTGTGTGCGACTGTTTCTTTGTTTTTCACGTTCCTCCATTTCACGGATCTGCTGCTTCAGGTCCGGTTTCTTAGGAGGAACCCAGTGAGGCATGTCTGCCATCATGAGCTGAAGGGTAACTACATTCACTTTGTCCAGAATGTAGCCAATGCTCCATCCTGTTTCCGTGGCAATCTGACCTACTACGCCGAAAAGGCTATGCGAAGGTTCCGTATGTCCCTTCTTTAACTCCTCTTGTCGTTTGCGCTCTCGTTCCGGCTCGCTAAGGGCTGCATCTTGTTCAGAGCTGCTGCCGATGCGATAATAATCCCGAAAGACGTGGTAGATGTACTGTTCAGCACCTGCCGCCAGGCGGCTGCAAGTTCGTCGGGTGTCATCAGTTCGCGGAGCATCCAGGCCACCATGCGGTTCAGCACTCTTCCCAGTACAGGCCCTCTCACAATTCCGTATGCCACAATACGGCTGATGTCCTTTCCATGAAGGAAGACAAACCGGATACGCTGGTCCAGGTCGTATGCGTCATATTCTTCAGGAGTCACCCCGATCCGGAGATAACGCTTGCTGATTCGTATCAGGCTGCGTGTGGTAGGTGTCTTCATCGTAATGCGGAACGGACGTTTCCGAAGTACCGTATGAAGCGGCAGGCTGATTCCCCCGTCACTGAGAGAGATGCCTGCCAGCAGTTCAATATCTTGTGCCTTCATTACTCTTCTGCATCAGCGGTTGAGTCAGATGTGTCAGGAACCACACCCGGTGGATAGATTCTCCAGCGTCTTTCTTTTCCGTCGGCTGGTTTCAGCATATCTACCCTGATTCCAAACGCGAATACATTCTGCATGTTCAGACCGTTCTGCCATCCGTTACGGCTCAGTCGGGCGTTGAATACACGGAAGCTGTGTCCGGAATGCGTCTTGATGGTCAGCACGCCTGTTGCCATGAAGTTGGCAGGAGGAGTATATGAGCCGTCAGCTTCTGCCGTTCCTCCAAAGATGTCTACCAGGTTCTGCGCTTTGAGCTGAATCAGATTCATGGTAAAGGCATCCGATCCCGGGTTCTGCAAGATAGAATCTACCGGTCCGTCGGTAACCTGAGCGGCGTAGACATCCATAAATGAAGGTGCGTTTCCCGCAGGCTGCATTCCGTTTTCATCCAGCCAACCGATTGTTTTATCCGTTCCTGCGGAAGCTTTGAATTTCACCTCGGCGGTTCCATAGATAATTCCGTTGCTTGTATCTGCCATAATATTTATAGAGTTTGATTTTTGTTTAAATACTTTTTAATCGTTCCCAAATAAGAAAAAGTAACAGCACCGCAATAATTGTTCCTACAATCCACTGTTGTAAGCCGGGCCGTCTTTCTTTCACCTCATTGCTGGTGGTTTCATCGCGTATCCGGTGCTCCGTTTCAGTATGCTTCACGGTAACTTGTCTTCCTGTGCTGTCGGCTGTAGCCGTGACGTTCACGCCACCTTCTCCGTCCGATTGTATGTCAATATTCAGACCGTCATTCCGATAGCTCAGCCCGAATCCGGCAGGAAGCTTACTCAGGTTCAGCCACTGCTCCGCACTCACCGAGCAGGTCGCCGTCCTCTTCGGGACCGGCTCGTAAGTTGTTTGCTCGGTTACGCTCGTTCGGAGGCTGTCCGAGCGGACGGTTTCCGAGCTGGCCTTTCTGCTGCTGGCGCATCCAGATGATAGCAGGACAGCGGTCAGCATACCTGCAAGTATGTAGTTTGCGTAAAGCCGTTTCATGATTGATATTCCGTTCGTTTTGTTTTCGTAGTTGTTTGCTTAATTCCAATACCGTGGCACTGAGGTCGTCATATAAAGCCTTGTAAGTGCCCTCGGTTTCCTTTACCGCACGGACCTGGTATACTTTTCTGTCACGCCACCAGGCAATGGCAGTTACCAGCCAGCCGGCAGGAGCCAGCCAATCCATGAGTGGCTGTAACAGGGTCCAATCCATAATGCTCTACTCTTTTTTAAACAGTGCTCCGATAGCCTTAATCACATCATAGAATCCGCATCCGCTGAGTCCCGCCGCCAGTCCGTAAATCAGCAC